AGAAGTACAAACGCTGGGGTGTTCTATTACTTATATCCATCACAAGCGCAAGGTTCACAATTACAACCAACATTAGCAGGTGTTAATTACGCAGGACAACTTTCTAAAAATGTTGCGGCATCATTAATATTTGTGACAGCATCTCAAATAGTATCAGCATCGGTTAATTTGTTGAGAAAAAATAGAGAGTTTATACAAAATGAAACACTAGCTTACTTAACTGCTAGTTGGAGTACATTTGAGTACGATAAAGATAAGTGTAAGAGAGATGTTGGTTATATATTAGATGGTGTTACTACCGATTTATTATATGGTGGAAATGAAAGAGGTGTATTCAGCGGAGAGTTCTATTACAAATATCCATCTAAGGCAATTATTGAAGGAGATGGTGATGGTGTTGGACAATTAGGACAAACAATTGATGGTATAAACTACGCAAGTAGAATAGCACAAAAGATTGCACAAAACATACTATTCGTAACGGCATCAGTAGAGGCATCAGCATCATTTGATTTATTAAGAAAGAACAAATCATTTGTAGCAGAGGAAACTATCGCTTATGTAAGTTCTTCTTGGAGTGGTGTATATTATAACGAAACAACTTGTAAAAGAGATGTTGGATATCTAATAGATGCGGCAGCTACGGATGTATTATATGGTGGACAAGAAAGAAGTGTGATAGCTGGACAATATTATTACTTATATCCTTCTAACGCAATTAATAAAGGCGTACCATCTACTCAAAATCAGTTAGACCCAACTCTTACTGGTATCAGATATGCTGGAAGATTATCTAAAAAGGTAATTACTAACCCAACATATTTAGTACCATCGGCATCTTTATTAACAACGGCAAAATTGTTGACAGATAATAAAGAATTAATACAAAAAGAAACTATAACGTTCTTATCAGCATCTTGGAGTAATTTAAAATATAATGAAATAAGTTGTAGTAGAGATTTAGGATTTATCATAGATGCAATTAGAACTGATTTGGTTTATGGTGGCAATGAAAGAAGTATTGAAGCAGGTTCATACTACTACAAATTCCCATCAGTAGCAATTGTGGATAGTTATAGTGATAATAATGGACAAAAGAAACAAACGATAGATGGTATAAACTTCGCAAGAGGAATATCTGAAAAAATTGTAGCAAACACTTTATTAACATACTTAGCACCATCAACTAAGAGAAGACAAGCAGCTGAAAGATTGAAAGCTGGTAAAGATGAATTGAAACAAAGAGCAATTGGATATACAAATGGAGCATTCCCATATTTAGTATATAATGAGGCAAGTTGTTCTCGTGATACTGGATTTATTGTAGATGCGGCTGTAACTGATTTATTATATGGTGGAAATGAGAGAGGAATTAGAGCAGCATCTTCGTACTATGATGGTCAATATGGAAGTGCAATAGCTGTGACTAGAGACCAATTATTGGAAACTTTGGAAACGAATAGATATTTAAGAACGAGAGCAGAGTTTATAGCAGCTGGGGCACCATTAGAATCATTTGGTTCATTGATTGTGGCAACTGGTATTGACTACTCTTATAATGGTAGTGGGGTAACATTTAAAGCACTTCCTCCGAATCAGGGTGGTAGTGGTGTTGCAAATCCAATATACGAAATTACCGAATTGGGTGGAGGTAGAATCTTCTTCACATCAGGTAATCAGGATGGTGACTTTAGAATTGGTACTGGATTGAGTATTAATCAGGCAACTGGTACTCTTGTGGGTAGAACATTTAGTAAATCTCTATTCTCATTAGTAACTCCGTTCTCATTGGCACTACAAATATAAAAAAGAAAATAAAAAATAAAAAGAAATGGCAGAAGTTTTTGTACCGTTAAATCGATTCCAGTCAGTAGTAACAGGACTGACTGGTGAGCAAGATGAAATATATGCAACTCCCGCAGGTGTATCATCAATTGTGTTATCTTGTCAAATTACAAATAATAGTTTGGTAACACAACCTGTAACTATATTTGTAACATCAAATAAAGAAATACCTGTACCTGAATTTGGAAATGTATATAGTGGTAGTTCATTTATAAGTTCTTCTGTATCTTTATTAAATTTTAGTGGTAGTTTTGCTAGCGCATCTTTACTATTAAACTCAAATAGACAATTTTTAAGAAAAGAAATAGCAGCATATACTAATAATCAAAATAGTTTATCGGAAACTCCATTTACTTTTATATCATCTTATTTTGAACAAAACACTTTAGATGATGTAGATGCAATAAAATATGATATAGCTAATAATACAACAATCAGAACAAATAAAGCAGCAAAAGCATACTTTGATAAAAATGGAGTATCGCTTATTGATACTACTGAATATTCTGCATCTATATTTGCTTTAGATTACTTAAAAGTATTATCAAATCAAATTATAAAAAACGAATCTGTAACCGGTTCTGCACTTTCACCATTATTATTTCAAAGTGGAGTTACTCAATCTGTGTTAGATGGATTTGTAAATGGTACAACAGCAGGTATATCAGCATCTATATATGTGGTGAATTCTTTGGTAGATGTTATCAAAGCTACAATTGAATCTCCTGTATTTGTTGAGCAAGAGGCGGTAAGATTAGTAACAAATGTAACAATTCCGCCAGCAGATTCACTTTCACCGGTGGTTTCTGGTAAATTAGTATTAGAAGAAACTTATGGATTTATTGTTTCTGGTTCAACCGAATTAACTGTGGTTCTTTCCTTGTTAGAAAGTGCAAATGAATAACAATAATATCATTGATTGATATTTATAAGGGATTCTCTATATTTATAACAAAGCTGGAATGTAACGCATGGCAATAAGTAATCTATTAACGGGCAGGGTAAGGGTTGTAAGCCCGAAAAATGTAACATCTGACAGGTATCAATTCTTGGATTTATCCCAAGCAGAGCCGAATTTAGGTGTTCCTAACTTTTCTGCTTCACTATTAACAAATCCAGCTATTGTAGTTTCGGATGACCAGGGTAATAGAGGATTTGTAAGAAGTTTAGATTTAGATAGAGTAACTGGACAATTTACAGGTTCATTTACTGGTTCATTTATTGGCGATGGTGAAGGATTATTTAATTTACCAGCTGCTACTAAAATAGCTAGTGGTTCAGCAACTGCATCTTTTGTAGAAGGAAATTTAGTTGTAAATACAAACACTAGAATTCAAGGTGACCTTTATGTTGATGATACAATCTATGCTGAAAGTATAATTGTAAATTATATTTCATCTTCTATAATTTATTCATCAGGCTCAAATGTTTTTGGTGATAATTATGATGATAGACAACAATTTACTGGTTCTGTATTAGTTAGTTCATCTATTATTGTAAATGACATAACTGCATCACAATCAATAAGTAGTTCATTTACCGGTTCTTTCTTTGGGGATGGTAGAGATATATTTAATTTACCTCAAGCAACAAGATTAGTAACAGGTTCGGTAACCGCATCGGTATCACCAAATGAAGGTTTTTTAGTAACATCAACAGTAAGTGGTTCTACATTTACTGGTTCTCTTTTTGTAAGTGGAAATATAACAATACCATCTGGAAGTGGATTCTTTAGTGGTAGTGGTGAGGGATTATTTAATATCCCATTCTCAGCACTAAATATTGATTCATTGGTATCAACTAGAATTGCTAGTGGTTCTGCAACTGCATCAATTTCACCAAACTTAGGATTGGTAGTTAATACAACAATAACCGCATCAATGTATTCTGGTTCTGGTAGAGGATTATTTGATATCCCACAATCAGCTTTATCGGAAGATGCAACATTAATAGCAAGTGGTAGTGTAACTGCTTCCGTTGCACCAAATATTGGACTTGTAGTAAAATCTGCTGAATTTGGTTCTCAATTTACTGGTAGTTTATTTGTAAGTGGCAATGTTGAATTAGCAGTTGGTGCATATTATAGTGGTAGTGGTGAAAAATTATTTAATATACCTCGTTCTGCCTTAACTCCTGATGCGTTAGTAGCAACATTAATAGCAAGTGGTAGTGTAACTGCATCAACTTCTCCTGATTTTGGATTTAGAGTAATATCGGAACAAACAGGTTCTCAATTCACAGGTTCACTTTTTGTAAGTGGGGCTAGAGGTATAGAAATAACTTCTGGTTCATCTTTTTCTGGTAGTGGTGAACGATTATTTGATATTCCTGTAAAGGCATTAAAAGATTTAGATTTAACAAAAATTAGTAGTGGTTCTGCAACAGCATCAATTTCTCCTAATAATGGACTTATAGTAAATACGTTCTCTACCTTTAGTGGTAGTATGATAATATCAGCATCTGCAAAATATTACGCAACTGAATCTTTAAAAACAGTATTTAGTGTAGTAAATGATTCAAACGCGGCATATCAATTTGATGGTGATACTACAAGACAAAATCCTACAATATCTTTAGTAAGGGGTATAGAATATACATTCAATATAACGGCACCAACTCAACCATTTTGGATTAAAACTGAAATTAGTACTGGGACTGGTGGAGCTTATAGTGATGGTGTAACTAATAACGGAGTAGATAATGGTACTATAACATTTGCAGTACCTTCAAACGCACCAAATACATTATATTATAATTCTCAGAACGGACCTGCTATGTATGGTACTATTAATATAGTAGACCAATTAGTTGAAAGAAATAGTGGTGTTCTTATATATGGCGATGAAGTTATTACTGGAAGTTTATTTGTAAGAGATGTTGTAAAAGCAAGAGAATTTACTGGTTCATTCTCAGCATCATTTATACAAGGTGATGGTGCTGGATTGTTTAATATACCTCGTTCTGCTTTTACTGGAGATTCATTCAGAATAGCAAGTGGAAGTATAACGGCATCAGTAAATCCTGATGATGGCTTTAGAGTTGAATCATTGGAAAGTGGTTCACAATTTACAGGTTCTATTGATATAAGTGGTTCAGTATATGTTACTGGTTCTGTATTAGCTGCATTTTTTGAAGGTGATGGTAGTAAATTAACTAATATATCAGTACCTCCTCAATTATCATCAAAAATAGTTTCTGGTTCTGTTACTGCATCAGTTGATAATATTACTGGATTTATTGTAACATCAGTTGAAAGGGGTTCTGCCTTTAGTGGTAGTGTGAGTATAAGTGGTAGTGTGCTTGTAAATGGAAATGTTTCAATTACTTCTGGTTCAACTTATTCTGGTAGTGGTGCAAACTTATTTAATATACCAAGAGCAGCTTTAACGCCAGATGCTTTATTAAGTACTGAAATTAAAAGTGGTAGCGTAACAGCATCTGTTTCTCCTCAATTTGGATTTAAAGTTGAATCAATAGAAAGCGGTTCTCAGTTTACAGGTTCTATTTTTGTAAGTGGCAGTGGTATAGAATTATACTCTGGTTCATATTCTGGTAGTGGTGCAAGATTATATGATATACCATTATCGGCATTAGCAGATTTAGACCTTTCAAAAATATTTAGTGGTAGTGTAACTGCATCAGTTTCTCCTGATAGAGGATTTGAAGTATTTGCATCAGTATCCAATTTCTCTGGGTCGGTATCAGCATCGGTATTTAGTGGTAGTGGTGCTGGTTTAACGGATATTCCATTCTCAGCATTATCTGAAGAATTAAAAAGAATTGCTAGTGGTAGTGTAACTGCATCTGTATCTCCTAATTTTGGATTTATAGTTGAATCATTTGAAAGTGGTTCATCATTTAGTGGTAGTGTTTTAATTGATTCATCTTCATTTATATTTTCTGAAGGTACATATCTTAGAAACATACCTCGTTCTGCATTAACACAAGACGCTTTATTAAGTGTTGAAATTAAAAGTGGTAGTGTAACTGCTTCGGTAAGTCCTGATGAAGGATTTAAAGTAACATCAATTGAAAGCGGTTCACAATTTAGTGGTAGTTTATTTGTAAGTGGTGGATATATTAGAGTTGAAAGTGGCTCGTTCTTTAGTGGTAGTGGTGGTGGATTAAGTGATATTCCTGAATCAGCATTATCATTTAAAATTAATAGAATTGCAAGTGGTTCGGCAACGGCATCGATTTCGCCAGATTATGGTCTTAGAGTAAATACATTCTCTACAATTAGTGGAAGTTTTATTGTATCATCATCGGCAAGAGAAATACCACACTATGATATAGATACTGTATTTACGGTAACTAATGATGGTTCTGGTTTATATAATATTAGTAACGGATTAGTAAGTGGTTCAAACCCAACTTTAACTTTAGTTAGAAATGTAGAATATGTATTTAATGTTAATGCATCAGGCCATCCATTTTGGATTAAATCGGTAAGTGGCATTGGTACTAATAATGCATACGATTCTTGGATAACTAATAATGGAGATGATGTTGGTGTTATAACATTTTTAGTTTCTGGTAGTGCACCAAATACATTATATTATAATTGCCAATTACACTCATCAATGGCAGGTACTATCAATGTAGTAGATGCATTATATGTTCCAGCTGAAATAACATTAATTGGAGAAACTAAAGTTGATGGAAATATTACCGCTTCAATGTTTAGTGGTAGCGGTAAAGGATTATTTGATATTCCACAATCTGCAATATCTGGGGATACTGTTAGAATTGCTAGTGGTAGTGTAACTGCATCTGTATCTCCTAATTTTGGATTTAGAGTAGCATCATTTGAAAGTGGTTCTGACTTTAGTGGAAGTATTAGAATTGATTCATCATCATTCATATACGCACAAGGTACTTTTTTAAGAAATATTCCTAGAGCAGCATTAACGGAAGATGCATTGGTTTCAGCAGAAATTAAATCTGGTTCTGTAACTGCATCGGTTTCACCTGATTTTGGATTCGTAGTTAAAACTCCATTTACATCTTCTTTGGAATTTGATAATGTATTCATTGTAACTAATGATGGAAGTGGCAATTATAATATAAGTAATAGGTTAATAAGTGGTTCAAATCCTACACTTACATTACATAGAAATTATGAATATGTTTTTAATGTAAATGCAAGTGGGCATCCATTTTGGATTAATCAAACACCTGGCATTGGTAATAGTAATTTTTATAATAGTTGGGTTACAAATAATGGTGAAGATAATGGACAAATAAGATTTTTAGTTTCTGGAAGTGCACCAAATACATTATATTATAATTGTGAATTCCATTCATCAATGGCGGGAGTTATAAATGTATTAGATGGTAACCCAGATTTTATATATAAAACTCAAATCGCTTCTAAATTTACTGGTTCGGTTGATGTAAGTGGTAGTTTGTTTATAAACGAAAACAGTGGAGGACTATTTATAAATTCATCATCATTTATATTTGCGGATGGAACATATCTTAGAAACATTCCTCGTTCAGCATTAACGGAAGATGCATTAGTATCAACGGAAATTAAATCCGGTTCGGTAACTGCATCAGTATCTCCTAATTTTGGATTTAGAGTTCAATCGCAAGATAGTGGTTCACAATTTAGTGGAAGTATTTCAGTAAGTGGAAGTGTACGATTATCAAATGATGGATTTTTTATTGGTGATGGTAGATTTATAACAAATGTACAAGCGGCAGCATCTCCATTAATAGCAAGTGGTTCTGCAACAGCTTCTGTAACAAGTGGTGATACATTTATAGTAACTACTGGAGCAACTGGTTCTGGGCTTGATTATCAAATTGGTACTCGTATAACGGGTAGTGTGGATGTTAGTGGTAGCGTACAATCTCAATTCTTTGTTGGTGATGGTAGATATATTACAAACGTACAAGCAGCAGCTGCACCATTCATTGGTAGTGGTTCTGCAACGGCATCCGTTCAAAGTGGAGATACATTTATAGTAACAACTGCTGTAACTGGTTCGGCTATTGGTTCTAGATTTACTGGTTCAATTGATGTTAGTGGTTCATTAAGAGCAGATGATTTAACAGCAAGAGGATTTCTTTTTGGTGATGGTAGATTTATAACAAACGTACAAGCATCAGCCGCACCATTGATAGCAAGTGGTTCAGCAACTGCATCGGTGGCAAGTGGTGAACTATTCCAAGTAATTACAGCACCATCTTCTGGTTCATATAAATCTCAATTTACATCATCAGTAGCAATTAGTGGTTCAATTACCGCATCTGTTTACTATGGTGATGGTAGTGGATTATTTAATATCCCACCGGAATCAATTGAAGGACTTGAATTATTTAAAATTAATTCTGGTTCTGGTGTTGCTATTATTGACCCAGAAAAATTAGATGTAAACGTACCAATAACTGCAGCACTTTATATAGGTGATGGTGGTGGATTATTTAACATTCCTGCAAACGCATTACAAGACCTTAAATTAGATAGAATTATATCAGGTTCAGTTCAGGCGGTAATATCTCCAAACAAAGGTTTGGAAATTGGTACTAGGACATTTGTGTCTGGTAATTTAAGTGTTAGTGGTGGATTATTTGTTACTGGTGGAAACGTTATACTTTCTTCTGGTTCTGCTTTCATTGGAGATGGTAGTGGATTAACTAACATCAATATTGCTAACTTATCATTTGAAACATTTATATTAAAGAGTGGTTCATATACCGCATCAATTTCTCCTGATAAAGGATTTGTAGTAAATACATCTTCATCAATTTGGGGTAATCTTTATGTTGGTAATGATTTAACTGCAACTGATATTACTGCTTCAAATAGAGTATTTGCTCCATTAGTAAGTGGTTCATTCTTAGGTACATATAATTTCCAAGGAGTAGGACCAACTGCATCGGCGCAGTATGATATTTTAAGATTTGATGAGAATAGAGGATATTTTATTCCACAACCTGAAACTTCATTAACTGAAACTGTATCATTTAATAATGTAAGTAATTTAACTATTGTACATAATTTAGGAATCAGATACCCAATGGTTCAGGTTTATGCTACTGGTTCGGAAGACCAAATTTTACCTGGCACAATAAAATCAATTGATGATGATACTATTCAAATTGTATTTAGTGGATTGACTAGTGGGCATGTTGTAATTGGTAGTGGTGGTTCATTAATCAATGGAACAATAACTGGTGATAGAGTAGTTGGTAATGTTTTATCATCATCATACGCAATTAGAGCTGGTATAGCTGAAAGTATTGTTGGATTTGATAGTGGGGCATTGGCAGCATTGGGTGATTTAGAAAATTTTGTAAGAAATTCACAAACATCATCAATGGCTGTATTTAGTGCAGTAAGTTCTTCTTACGCATTAACCGCATCTTACGCATTAAACGCAGGTGTAGGTGGTGGTACTGAATTATTTATATACCAAACGAGTTCATTAGTAAAAGCACAAGTAGGAAAAATTCATTTTACTGGTTCTGGTGTTGATGTAATATCGTCTGGTTCAGATGGTGTATTAGTAAGAATATTAGGTGGCGGTGGTACTGGTGGTACTGGTACTGGTGATTTACTTAGTTCACAAACTTCTTCGATGTTGGTTGGTACTGCTTCATTAGCATTTACCGCATCATACGCTCTTTACGCTCTAAATGCGGAAGGAGTAAATACAGCATCATTCTTACAGGTAAACAAAGATAGTAGTATTAACGCAAACTTAACTGTTAGTGGAAGTTTGGGAGTTAGTGGTAGTGTATTGTTAGGAAATTTACCATCCGCATCTTATGAGCAAGTAGTAATATGGGATACTATATCAAAAAAATTAGCATATAGAAATATAGCAGCTGCAGTTGGTTCTTCTGGTACTTCAGGAACTTCTGGAGTAAGTGGTACGGATGGCACATCAGGTACATCAGGAACTTCTGGTACAAGCGGAGAGAGTGGAAGTTCTGGTACGTCTGGTACATCAGGAACTTCTGGTAGTGAAGGTTCATCTGGTACAAGCGGAAGTAGTGGAACATCGGGAACCTCTGGTAGTGAAGGTTCTTCAGGAACTTCTGGCACATCAGGAACTTCTGGTACAAGCGGCACAAGCGGTACATCAGGAACTTCTGGCACAAGCGGTACGAGTGGTACATCAGGAACTTCTGGTACGAGTGGAGTGGATGGTACAAGCGGTACATCAGGAACTTCTGGGTCATCTGGCACATCGGGAACTTCTGGAACTAGAGGTACATCAGGAACTTCTGGCACATCGGGAAGTTCTGGCACATCAGGAACATCGGGAAGTTCTGGCACATCAGGAACTTCTGGAAGTAGTGGAACATCAGGAACAAGTGGCACATCAGGAACTTCTGGTACAAGTGGAAGTAATGGTAGTACAGGTTCGGCAGGAACTGCTGGCACATCGGGAACTTCTGGTACATCAGGAACTTCTGGCACATCTGGTTCAAATGGTAGTAGTGGAACTTCTGGCACAAGCGGTACGTCTGGTAGTAGTGGAACTGCGGGCACTTCGGGTACTGCTGGTGAATCTGGTTCGGCTGGTACATCAGGAACTTCTGGTACTTCAGGTTCTTCAGGAACTTCTGGCACTTCAGGCTCAACTGGTTCATCAGGAACTTCTGGTACAAGTGGTTCGGATGGTGAAGCTGGAAGTAGTGGTACTTCAGGTTCTTCAGGAACTTCTGGCACTTCAGGCTCAACTGGTTCATCAGGAACTTCTGGTTCATCTGGAACTTCTGGCACATCGGGAACATCAGGTAGTGATGGTACATCTGGAAGTAGTGGCACAAGCGGAACTTCTGGAACATCAGGAACTTCTGGCACATCGGGAACTTCTGGTAGTGAAGGTTCATCGGGAACTTCTGGTACAAGCGGTACGAGTGGTAGTAGTGGCACATCAGGAACTTCTGGCACATCAGGAACTTCTGGTACATCGGGAACCGAAGGTACAAGTGGTAGTAGTGGTACAAGTGGTAGTAGTGGCACAAGCGGCACTAGTGGTACTAATGGTTCTGAAGGAACTTCTGGGACAAGTGGCACATCAGGAACTTCTGGAACAAGTGGATTAGATGGTACATCGGGAACTTCTGGCACATCAGGAACTTCTGGTATAAGTGGTAGTGATGGAACTTCGGGCACATCTGGCACAAGCGGTACAAGTGGTTCAGATGGTACATCTGGAACTTCAGGAACTTCTGGCACAAATGGTTCGGCTGGAACTTCTGGTACAAATGGTTCTGAAGGAACTTCGGGTACATCTGGTATAGATGGCACATCGGGAACTTCTGGAAGTGATGGTACAAGTGGTACATCGGGAAGTAATGGTACAAGTGGCACATCAGGAACTTCAGGTACAAATGGTTCTGAAGGAACTTCTGGCACATCGGGAACTTCTGGTAGTGATGGCACATCAGGAACTTCTGGAAGTGATGGTACATCAGGAACTTCTGGAGTAAGTGGTACATCGGGAACATCTGGCACATCTGGTTTAGACGGAACATATTTTGGCTCATCAGGAACTTCTGGAGAAAGTGGAAGTAGTGGTACTTCTGGTACGAGTGGTGTAAACGGAAGTGATGGTACATCTGGAATAGATGGCACATCAGGAACTTCTGGACAAGATGGTACATTCTTCGGTTCATCAGGAACTTCTGGAGCTAGTGGAAGTAGTGGTACATCGGGAACATCTGGCACAAGTGGTATAAACGGAAGTGATGGTACATCGGGAACTTCTGGTACAAGTGGTTTAGATGGAACATTCTTTGGGTCATCAGGAACTTCTGGAGCAAGTGGTTCATCAGGAACTTCTGGAGAGAATGGTACAAATGGTACAAGTGGAATCAGCGGTACAGATGGAACTTCTGGTACAAGCGGTTTAGATGGAACATTCTTTGGTTCATCTGGTACAAGCGGAGAAAGTGGCACATCAGGAACATCCGGTACTTCAGGAACTTCTGGTACAAGCGGTACATCGGGAACTTCTGGACAAGATGGTACATTCTTTGGTTCATCGGGAACTTCTGGAACTTCTGGAACTTCTGGTGAAAATGGTACAAGCGGTACAAGTGGTATAAGTGGCACGGATGGAACATCTGGAACTTCTGGTTTGGATGGTACAATGTTTGGAAGTAGTGGAACTTCTGGAATATCAGGAACGTCTGGCACATCTGGAGAAAGCGGAACTTCTGGTACAAGCGGAACTTCTGGTACAAGCGGATTGGATGGTACATTCTTCGGTTCATCAGGTACATCTGGTACTTCGGGAACTTCTGGCACAAGTGGAGAAAACGGAACTAATGGAACTTCTGGTACAAGCGGTACAAGCGGTACATCTGGATTTGATGGTACATTCTTTGGTAGTAGTGGTACATCGGGAACAAGCGGTACTTCTGGCACAAGTGGAGTAAGTGGTTCATCAGGAACGTCTGGTACATCAGGAACTTCTGGATTCGATGGAACATTCTTTGGTAGCAGTGGAACTTCTGGTACATCAGGAACTTCAGGAACTTCTGGAGTAAGTGGTTCATCAGGAACTTCTGGTACATCGGGAACTTCTGGTTTAGATGGAACTTTATTTGGAAGTAGTGGTACGAGTGGAACATCAGGAACTTCTGGCACAAGCGGTATAAGTGGGTCAAACGGAACTTCTGGAACTAGTGGTACATCTGGATTTGATGGAACATTCTTTGGTAGTAGTGGTACTTCTGGTACAAGTGGTTCGGCTGGTACATCCGGCTTAACATCTACTTCTGGAACGTCTGGGACATCAGGAACTTCTGGATTGGATGGTACATTCTTTGGAAGTAGTGGTACTAGTGGAGCTAATGGTTCTACTGGAGCAGCTGGTTCTTCTGGAACTTCTGGAACAAATGCACCTGGATTTACTTCTGGAACTTCTGGAATAAGTGGTAGTAGTGGTACATCGGCAGTAGGATTCAGTTCCGGAACTTCTGGTACATCTGGATTGCAAATAACAGGTACAACTAATAATGCAGTACTTACATATATAGATTCACCAATAGGCGTTCAGGCCGAACCTAATTTAACATTTGATGGTACTACAATAAGCTTAACTGGAAATATAGGAGCTAGTGGATATATAAGTTCAACAAATTATATTGCATCAACAACATTCAGAGAAACTTATTCTGATTTATCAACTGGTGGTAGTGTAACTTTAGATTTATCAACAGCAAACAACTTTAGAAGACAATTTAATGGTACATCAACAATAACGTTTACTAACCCACCTGCATCAAACGCATTTGGATTTACTTTAGTAGTTGTAAATGCTGGGGCATATTCAATTACATGGCCTGCTAGTATTGATTGGGCTGGTGGAAGTGCACCAATTCTAACATCGTCTGGTGTTGATGTATTAGTATTCTACACATTTAATGGTGGTACTACATATTATGGATTTGTAGCCGGTAAAAATTTAAGTTAATATTATATTTAAAGTTATGGGAATATTTAGAAGATTAGTATCACAAGAAGGTTCGGAGGCATATCCATTTGTATTTAAAGTAACAACAACTACTTCTAATACTGTATTTACAACTCCATTGGTTGATTATGGTGGACTTACTCCTAGTTTAATAATAAGTTGGGGAGATGGTTCTGCCAATTCACCTTTAATAACTGCAAGTAATTCTATAAATAGAACACACACGTATGTAAATGCTGGAACTTATACAATTACTATAAGTGGATTTATGCCTGGATTTGCTGTAAACAATAATGCATCTATTAGAACTCTTATTACTGAATTAGTTCAATGGGGAATTGTTGGTTTAAGAACTATAAACTTTTATGGGTGTTTAAATTTAACAGCAATACCTGGTAGTGCATCTTTGAGTGGAGTTGGTGGATACACTGGTTTAGCAGAAGTACTTAATTTTACAAACTTTATGAATGGTACTAGAATAACGGCAATACCAGCTGATATTTTTGATTTTTCTCCAAATGCAACATCATTCAATAGTGCATTTTCATCAATACCAACAATAACAACAGTACCAACTGGATTATTTGATAATGTTCCATTAGTAACATCTTTTGCATCTTGTTTCTTTGCGTGTTCTGGCTTAACATCTGTACCATCTACATTATTTGATTTAAACACAAGCGTAACAACTTTTTCTGGTACATTTAGAAATTGTAGAGCATTAACAAATGTGTTACAATTTACAAATAATACGAATGTAACAACATTTACTAACTTATATAATATGAGTTCAACTACAAATGCATTGACTGGAACTGCACCTGAACTATGGAATAGAATTCCAACGCCAGCTGGAACTGATGCATTTAATAATTGTACTGGTTTATCAAATTTTGCATCAATACCTTTAAATTTCAAATAATATGTATTTACGAATTATAGATGAAACAATAAACTATCCATATAGTATTTCTGAATTAAGAGCAGCTTATCCAAATGTAAGTTTACCTGCCGAATTATCTGATGAAGCTTTGAATGAGTGGGATATGTATGTTGTTACTCCAACTCCGATGCCAAACGATTACACAAAAAATATTACCGAAGGAACTCCTGTTTTAACCGATGGTGTATATTATCAAAATTGGATTCAAGCTGATGCATCTCAAAGTGAAATAGATTATAGATTGGAAAATCAATGGTTTATTGTTAGAGAAACTCGAAATGAATTATTATCTGAATGTGATTGGACACAATTGGGAGATATTCCATCCGAAACAAAAGCAATTTGGTCTGATTACAGACAATCTTTAAGAGATATTACATCTCAAACTAATCCATTTAGTATAACTTGGCCGGTGAAACCTTAAAAGGAAAATTACTTATATTTATACCTATAACAAAAGTATATAAATATAAATGATTATACACAGTCCTATATTTTCTGGCTCAATTACCCAAGCCTCATCTGCTTACGCAAATTTAAGTGGCTCATTCACAGGTTCATTAACTGGTTCATTCAAAGGTACAATTGATGTACAACAGGCGGCATTTGCCAATTTGGATGTTACTAATAAATTATCTATTAGTGGTTCGGTTAGTATGACAGGTTCTATGAATTTAACAGCTGGCGGATATTTAGTTGATGGTGTAAACGTATTAGATTCAGCAATAGCTTTTGCAATAGCATTAGGATAAAAATAAAAAGAAATGGCAAATACATTTAAAAATAGTATAACTGGTTCAATAGGAACAACTGGGGTTAAAGTTTACGAAACTCCCGCTGGTTCATCTACAACCGTGATTGGTGTGAATGTGGCAAATGTAAATTCAAATAATATATCAGTAAGTGTGATGATGAGAGATGCATCCGGAAATAAAACTGTATATGTTGTTAAAGATGCATTAATTATGCCAGGCAGCTCTACTGTATTAGTAGGTGGTGAGCAAAAAGTTGTATTAGAAGCAACTGATTTTATTTCGGTGACATCATCGTTAGCAAATTCAGCAGATGTAATTGTTTCGGTTTTAGAAATAACATAAAGTTTTAGATAATGGAGTATTTGGGTAACAATCCTAATGGTTTAAATCAACAAAATAAAGATACAATTTCTTTATTTGTAAGTGGAAGTAGAATAGCTAGTTTTTCATCACAATCGGTAGATGTGGTTGGAAATTTTAGTGCTTCCAAAATACAAACGGATGAAATAGATTCATTTGGAAGTAATCCGTTGAAATTAAAATCGGATACTCAAATAACTGGTTCACTTAGTGTTTCATCATTTGTAACGGCATCATTATTTAGAGGAGATGGTAGTGGATTATTTAATATATCAGCAGATTCAATTGGTGATATTAATAGAATAAAATCAGGATCTGTAACTGCACAAATATCTCCAAATCAAGGAGTAAGAATTAATACAGGAGTTACGATTAATGATTTTTTAATTGTAACTGGTAGTGGTATATTCAAAGGAGATTTAAATGTAGCTGGAAAAATAAATACAACGGAATTATTTGCAACATACATCTCATCTTCTATAATCTACGCAAGTGGAAGTAACAAATTTGGTGATGCATCAAACGATACCCAACAAATAACTGGTAGTTTATCAGTTAGTGGTTCAATGTTTGTTACTGGCGATACAATACCAACTGATAATACAACAAACGAAGTATTAGTTCTTAATACAACAACAGGAAGAATTAGTAGAAGATTTGCAGCAGCAACTTCTGGAACGTCTGGTACATCAGGTACAAGCGGCACATCAGGAACGTCTGGCACAAGCGGTACAAGCGGCACAAGTGGAAGTAGTGGTACAAGTGGTTCATCAGGAACTTCTGGAAGTAGTGGGACATCAGGTTCATCAGGAACGTCTGGTTCATCAGGAACTTCTGGAAGTAGTGGGACAAGTGGAAGTAGTGGTACTTCTGGCACATCGGGAACTTCTGGTTCATCAGGAACATCTGGTTCGGCTGGAACTTCTGGCACATCAGGTTCATCAGGAACTTCTGGAACTCGTGGTACATCGGGAACTTCTGGCACATCAGGAACTTCTGGTAGTGGAGGTACATCAGGAACTTCTGGTTCGGCTGGAACTTCAGGTTCTACTGGTTCAGCTGGTACAAGTGGAATTAGTGGAAGTAGTGGTACAAGTGGAGCAAGTGGTTCATCGGGAACTTCTGGCACATCGGGTTCAAATGGTAGTAGTGGAACTTCTGGAACATCAGGAACTTCTGGAGTAAGTGGTGCTGGTGGTAGTAGTGGTAGTTCCGGAGTAAGTGGTTCATCAGGAACTTCTGGTACAAGCGGCACATCAGGAACTTCTGGTACAAGCGGTATTGGTGGTGCTGGTGGTAGTTCAGGTACAAGCGGTACATCAGGAACTTCTGGAACTCGTGGCACATCGGGAACTTCTGGCACAAGTGGTACATCAGGAACTTCTGGTATAACTGGAGCTGGCGGAGGAAGTGGTTCATCGGGAACTTCTGGCACATCGGGTTCATCAGGAACTTCTGGAAGTAGTGGCACATCAGGAACTTCTGGAAGTAGTGGGACGAGTGGAGTAAGTGGTACTGGTGGTTCATCGGGAACTTCTGGAACTAGAGGCACATCAGGAACTTCTGGAGCACAAGGTTCTTCTGGTACAAATGGTACATCAGGAACTTCTGGAACTTCTGGAGCACAAGGTTCTTCAGGTTCAAATGGTACATCAGGAACTTCTGGGGCACAAGGTTCTTCGGGCTCAAATGGTACATCGGGAACTTCTGGTACAAGTGGTGTAAGTGGAAGTGCCGGTTCATCGGGAACATCAGGAACTTCTGGAATAAGTGGTAGTAGTGGGACTAGCGGAATAAGTGGTTCGTCTGGCACATCAGGAACATCAGGAACTTCTGGAATAAGTGGTTCTGCTGGAAGTAGTGGCACATCAGGAACTTCTGGAACTCGTGGCACATCAGGAACTTCTGGTACAAGTGGAGTAAATGGTTCATCGGGAACTTCTGGTACATCAGGAACTTCTGGAGCAAGTGGTTCATCGGGAACTTCTGGCACAAGTGGAACTAGAGGTACATCAGGAACTTCTGGAAGTAGTGGCACATCAGGAACTTCTGGAAGTGGTGGCACATCAGGAACTTCTGGTACATCAGGAACCTTTGGTAGTGGTGGTACGTCTGGGACTAGTGGAACTTCTGGCACGAGCGGTACATCAGGAACACGTGGTACATCTGGCACATCTGGGTTACTATCATTAACTGGTACAACTGATAATGGTGTAATCACATTAAACGGAACTGCACCAAACGCAACCGTTGAAGCAAATTTAAGATTTGATGGTACTACATTAGCAGTAACTGGTAACGCTACAATTAGTGGTGACCTTACTGTAAGTGGTACAACAACATATATTAATACAACAACTCTTAACATAGGTGATAATATTATTACACTTAATGCAGATATTGGAGCATCAACTGCACCAACTGAAAATGCTGGTATAGAAGTTAAGAGAGGTAATGCATCCACCGTATCATTTTATTGGAACGAATCAACGGACAGATGGTATGCTGATAATACATTAGAAGTAGGTGGTAATGTAGTTCTTAGTGGTACAATTGATACTGGGCAAGGAGCAACTGAGGTTTATTTAATGAACCAAAATGTCCGTACATCTGATTCACCATCATTCAATAGAATAACATCAACTGTAGCAACTGGTACATCTCCATTGGCAGTAACATCAACAACTGTTGTTACTAATCTTAATGCAGATTTATGGGATGGTTATCAATTTTCAGATTATTTAAATCAGGCGGTAAGAACTTCAGATTCACCATCATTTAATAAAATAAGATTAACCGCTGCTGGTAATAGTAGTGGTGGTAATATCCTAATGGGACCTGCTGGTGAAGGTAGTAATAAATTTTCAACTTTAACTGGTACTCACTATAATGCAACATCACAAGCACAAGGAACAACCATTATAGGAGCATATAATAGTGCAGCCGCAAACCAAATTTATATTGGAGGAAATATATATGAAGCTAACCCAGCAACTCAAATAGATTTTTATACACATAATGCAATTACTCATGCTACTGGTGGAAGTTTAAGAATGAATATTAATAGTTCTGGAAATATTACTGCTAACGTAGATTTTAGAGCACCAATATTTTATGATTCGGATAATACAGCATATTTTATAAATGGAGCTGGTAACTCAAACTTAAATACATTACAAGCATATTCTTATCAGGGAAATAGTAACGTAGCAGGAACTGGAAACGCATCATATCATCCATCTGGTATTTATTCAACTGGTACAAACTGGTTGTATGGTACGATGTATTTGAATGGTAATAGTATCAATGATGTTTCTTATATTGGTATGATTGGAGGAAACAACACTCCTATTAATATAACAGGCGCAGCTCATAAATATCTTACTATTAATCCGGGTAATGGCTATGAAGCAATGGTTCGCTATATTGGAGGATCTGGTAGCAGTTGGTATGTAGGTAAAAGAACATCATCACAATTAGTTGGTACGGAAAGTTTCCATTTTTATTCAGAAGCGGCAGGTAGAACAGTAGCTGGTATAGATACATCTGGTAATATGTTTTCAGATGGTTCAATGCGTTCTCCAATATTCTATGACCAAGACAATACCGCATTTTTCTTAAACCCAGCCACAACAGCAACATCTTTAAGAGTAGCAGGTGGTATAAAGCAAGATAACTTAGTAGGTAGACCTTACGCAGTTTGGGGAGCAACGGGTGCAACTGGAGCAGTAGTTATTAAATTCCCTGGCGGAACTGGTAACTATGGTATGATTCATGCTGTAATTGATATCTACGAATATAATGGAAATGCTGCATCAACTGTAAGAGTTGGTGGACATAACTGGAATGGTGCGTGGTATAACATAAATGCAGAAGTAATTGGACAAACTGATAAACCTGTAAGAGTTGGTGTTAAAGATGGTAGATATTGTATCGTAATTGGTAATGGTTCATCATCTTGGTCTTATGGACAAGTTGTTTTAAGAAAAATACAAAATGGTTCATATTATAGTGGAATAATGGATGTTGCTGAAGGATATTCAGTAGCAATAGAATCCGATTCATATTCAAATATATCAGGTGACCTTCGTAATTTAAGAACACCAGTATCATTCTATGCTGGTACTAATGTTCAAGCGGGAAGTGCAATGTATTCTCCAATTTATTACGATTCTAATAATAGTGCATATTATGTAGATGGTGATAATCAATCTAGATTATTGGCATTAAAAGTCGGTAATAGTGGTAACTTTAATGGTGGAAATACTTACGCTTTACAATTATCTCACAATAATAGATATTTAATTGGTTTAAGCAATACTGCATATAGCAATTCATATTACCCTTGGTTGGTAAATGATGGTTGGAATGGATATGAAGCATTAATTTTCCATTTTAATGGAATTGGTGATAGATTCTATTTTAATAGAGCAGGTCAAATGCAGGCAGATGGTGATATGAGAGCACCAATATTCTATGATTCAAATAATACCGGATATTACACAGACCCTGCTTCAACATCTAATTTACTTGGATTAAATGTAAATAGTACTCTTAATATGTACGCTCGTTCATATTACACTAACTATTTAGTAAGTCGTGATAGAGGTGGTTTGATGGGTGATTATAATTCTACGGGTACTGCTGACAAAGTAATTTGGACAATTGGAGAAAGCTGGCCATTGGGTAATATGTATGGATTGGCTTATGAATATGGAAGTGGATATGACCATCATTTGGCATTAAGAAACAATGGTACAACTTATTCTCGTTTTGGATTTTCTGGTGGCATGGTAATAACTGGTACTGGTACAGCAACATCCGATTGGAGAGCACCTGTATTTTATGATTCAGCAGATACTACATTCCGTTTAGACCTTAACTCATCTTCTAGATTAAGAAACTTATATGTTGGTGATGGTGGTAGTGATTGGTCCGATCCTGGTGGATGGGGTACTCAACTTCACGTTTCAAATGGTCCTCACTCAATTATAAGAGTTTATGCTAGAAGTGAAGGTATTGAAACTGGTATGTTCTCACATGTTGGTGGATTATCGGTTGTTGGTTCATTTACAAATCACGATTTAAGAATAACTAGAGGAGGTTCGTACAGAATGTATTTTTATTCTGGATACACATATTCAGAAGGATACTTACAGGCTGCATCATCTATGAGAGCACCTATATTCTATGATTCCGATAATACGGAATACTATACTGACTTAAATGGTGGTTCTTATGTAAGAGGTAGATTTGAAGTAGCAGGTGGGCATGGTAACTCTACAATTAGATTAACTGCTAGAGGAAATGAAATGGGTACTGGTACTCCATCTTATTTACAAATGTGGGTTTCTGAACCTGGTGTAACTTGGAATGATGGTGGTTTTGGATTTAACGTACAAAACGATGGTGGTGGACCTGGTGGATTTAGTAGAATCAATGGCGGACAGGGACAAGCCTATATGAGATTTAACACCGGTGGTAATACATATTTCTATAACACAAACACCAGCGGTACTCGTTATAGTACAATGGAATGGTATTCAAATGGTACTGTTTACGCCAACGATTATTTAACTGGCGGTAACTCATTAAGAGCACCAATATTTTATGATTCAAATGATACTTCGTATTATGTAAACCCTAATGGTACTGCTAGATTAAATTATGTAGTAGCTAATGGTGGTATTAGAGTTGATGCAAACGAACATATTTATTTAGATTATAACTACGGACAAACTATATTCGGAGTTTATACATCAGTTCGTTTTCAGGGTATATTCTCAATGGGTACTCCTTGGAGAATGCCTGTTGATGGTACATCGCTTGGTAACTTATATGGTTTATCTTGGTCGCATCCAAACGCAGGTGGACAAGCTAGTTACCTAAATACGCACGGATTATTAGTAGTAGAAAATGGTACAACAAATGCGGCAATAGCATCTGTTATTTGGGCAAGAGCAGATATGAGGTCACCTATTTTCTATGACCACGATACTGGATGGTATTTAGATGCAAATGGTACATCAAACTTAAATAGATTTACTAATAGAACACATGCAGCAATGAATAGGGGTCATCATTGGATTACTCCTAGATTTGATTATACTGGTGATACAAACTATTGGACAGGTACTTTTGGATGGGGAACATCTGCTGGAAACTGGGATAATGCTTGGAAAGCTGGATTTGCTGGATGGGATATTTGGGGTGGTGGAACAGGTCACCCTCAAGGTGGTGGATATATTCACGCACAAGGTATCGTATCGGGACAACACTATGCAACATCCGATGGTGGTGCGGCTTATGGTTGGATGATGGTAGGTGCTGGTGATGCAACTGCAAATAGATATTGGGCAAGAGGTAAATGGGGTGGTGGAGTTTCTGGATGGAAAGAATTCGCTATGTATGGTGGTGGAGGTTCTGGTGACCTTCGTGCAAACGTATTCTATGATTCAGATGATACCGGATATTATGCAGATTTTAATAGTACATCAAATTCGTGTATTAGACAACGTGGTGGTACTTTACATGGACCTAACCCAACTTGGGGAGCATATCTTTATGTTGGTTCAAATGGTAGACCCGATGGAACTGCATCTGTTGTAACAACTAATGGTAACTTACACTTAGATTGCCAAAACGGATATGAAACTTACATCAACCACTACTCTGGAAATAGAACTTATCTTTATGAGATAAGAACAAACTTTATTTACGATAGAGATAATACTGGATATTATTTAGATATAAATGGTGGCAACCGTTTGAATGAAATATACATAGACCAGGGTTATAACTACGGATGGTGGAGAAACTATGGTTGTACTGGATTGTATAACCAATCATATGGTAGAGGTATATGGGCAGCTGAGTGTGGTGGAAACCCTTATGGTAACTATACAACTTACGATGGTGGTAGAAACGGCTGGCAAGGTTGGGGTATAGGTTCTCGTTATACCTTTATGAGTACTATGGGTGATAACGTTGGTGTGCATGATAGTGCTAGAGGATGGGTGTGGTTAATGAGTGGAGCAATTCTTTACTTATACTATGCCGGTTCAGATAGAATGTCAATGCAACCATATGGTGTATATGTGTATAACGATATCCGTTCTCCGATTTTCTATGACCACGACACTGGATATTATGGTGACTTTAACTCAACATCTAGATTTAACTATATTATCAATAACAACATATATTGTTATGATTGGATATTTGCACAAGGAAATATTATAGCATACTATTCTGATGAAAGATTAAAAACAAAAATTGGTAATATTGAAAACCCATTAGAAAAGATATCTAAATTAAATGGATTCTACTATGTAAATAATGAGCTAGCACATTCAGTAGGATATACTGATACCAAAGTACAATTAGGTTTGTCAGCTCAAGAAGTTCAAAGTATATTACCTGAAATTGTGCACTTAGCACCATTTGATACTGATATAGATTCAGAAACTAAAGAAATAAAAGGTTCTAAGAGTGGTGAGAACTATCTAACAATTGATTACGATAAGTTAGTTCCACTTTTAGTAGAGGCTATTAAAGAACAACAAACTATTATTGAAAAACAAAATAATGAAATTTCTGAAATCAAAGAAATGCTAAAAACTTTATTTGATAGAAAATAATAGTTATTTTTTAAAAACAATATATTTATAGAATATAAACAAAACTGATTTATTATGGGATTAACATACGAATGGAAATTAATAGGGCTAAAAAAGCAAGATAGCCAAAATGTGAATGAAGCTATCGTTGGGACTAACTGGAAAATCACAGCAACCGATGAAGATGGGAATGTTGGTACATTTACTGGAGCAACTCCGTTTAATATCAATAATATAAACACAGGAAGCTTTGTACCTTATCATGAATTGACAGAAGAAATAGTTCTTGGTTGGGTAAAAAATCATGTAAGTGGTTCAAATACATCTACAAACTACATGGAGCATATAAACGGACAAATACAAAAAGAAATCAATGCTAATAAGTGGACTAGTTTACAAGTTGATGAAGCAAATTTACCTTGGTCTCCTACATCTGGTAGTGTAGTTGCACCGCAAGTATCAACTCCAGCGCCTGTTTAGTACAAATTATAAGAAAAAAATGTTAAATATCCAAAATGCAGATTTATAAACAAATTTGTGTTTTGGATATTTTCTTTATATTTATATAAGTAATTAATTGGATTATCTTAATTACAAACTTAAAATACAAATTCGAGAAATAAAATGGCAGAAAGAATCGTATCACCCGGCGTATTCACAAGAGAAAATGACCTTTCCTTCCTAGCGCAAGGAGTAGGTGAAATTGGAGCAGCATTTATAGGACCTTTTAAGCAAGGACCTGCATTTGTTCCAACAATTGTTAGAACGCAATCAGAATTCGAAGATATCTTCGGTACTCCTGATGGAACTTATTATACTGAATATGCAGTACAAAACTATTTAAGAGAAGCTGGAAGTGCTACCATCGTAAGAGTTGGTGGTATTGGTGGTTATCAACAAACCGCACCTATTGGTATATTCGCATCTGGTGGTTTGGTTGGAGAAAAACTTATTGGAGTTTTATATTCAACTGAAGCTGGTGATGAAGCAGTAGGATTTGGAATACCAAATTTTGGAATGGCTTCAACTGCATCTGGACCTGGATTTGCATCTGGTTCTTTTGTATTATCTTCTTCATTTGGAATTGTATCAGCATCTATTTTAGAAACTGCTACAAATGATGTAGCCGATACATTTGGTACTTCACCATTTGGCGCTAAAACAGCATACACTTACGCTTATTTCAAAAATATAGCAACAACTAATTACACTAACGCAGCATTTGGAGCTGGTGGAGTGGAAGGTGGTACATATGTATCAGCATCAGCATTACCCGCACAAGTATATGGTGATATCAGTGCAGCTGAAACTCCTTACGTTAAATCTCAAAAAGATAACAACAACGTTAGATACGATTTATTTAAGTTTGTAACTTTAGGACATGGTACTCCATATAACACTAAATTCAAAATTGGCATTTCTAATGTTAAGGCAGCTGGTGAAGATGGAGCAACTGATTACTCAACATTTACTGTAACTGTAAGAGGATATAGTGATACTGATAAGAGAAAGACAGTAATTGAAACATTTAATAATGTAAACTTAGACCCTGCTTCTCCTAACTATATAGCTAGAAGAATAGGTGATAGATGGAATACGATTGAATCTGATGGTAAAATAACTGAAAATGGTGATTACTCAAACAAATCAAAATATGTAAGAGTGGTTGTAGCTGAAGCGGGTTCATTCCCAATTTCATCAGCACCATTTGGACATGGAGCATATGTTAATCCAATTCGTATGGGAGCTGGAGATGTAAATAAAGTACCTGCAGTAGTTTACCAAACTGGTTCAGTAAATAACACATCATCATCTCCTGTATATTATTCTGGATTTGATTTCGAAACTATCGGAACATCTGATGATAACAAACAATACTTAAAACCAATTGCTGACGGAGCATTAACTGGAGCAAACGTAGCATTCGCATTCGATTCTCAATTAGCATTTCAAATGACTGGTTCAACTTCATCTGATATGGTTAAAAGACAATTTGTATTAGGATTCCAATACGGATTCGATGGTATGGCACCAACAACAAAAATAAACTTAGGTACAGCAATAACTACGGCAAATTCGCAAGGATTTAACCTTTCAAATAACTCAACAAATGGTTCAATTGCATATACAAAAGCAATCAACGCTATTTCAAATGCAGATGAATACGATATTAATTTAGTTGTAACTCCTGGTATTATTCGTTCTTTACACCCATCTATTACTACAAAAGTAATTGATATGGTTGAAGATAGACAAGATTGTTTCTATATCGCTGATTTTGTGGGAGCAACCGCATTAATTACTGAAGCAACTGAAGAAGCAAATTCAGTAGATTCTAACTATGTTGGAACTTACTACCCTTGGGTTAAGACAGTTGATACTAATAGTAACAAATTAATGAGTGTACCTCCATCAGTATTGATGCCGGCTGTATTCGCTGCAAACGATAGATTGGCAGCTGAATGGTTCGCACCTGCTGGTTTGAATAGAGGTGGTATTAGTGGAGCAGTTAGTGTGTTGAATAGATTAACACATTCTGAAAGAGATACTCTATATGAGAACAAAGTAAACCCAATCGCAGCATTCCCTGGACAAGGTATTGTAGCATTCGGACAGAAAACATTGCAAGATAAGGCATCAGCTTTAGATAGAATCAATGTTAGAAGATTACTTATCACTCTTAAGAAGTTTATCGCATCTACATCTCGTTTCTTAGTGTTCGAACAAAATACTTCTACAACTCGTCAAAGATTCTTAAACACTGTGAACCCTTACTTAGAGGCAGTTCAACAAAGACAAGGTTTATACGCTTTCAGAGTTGTAATGGATGAAAGTAACAACACACCTGATGTAATTGATAGAAACATATTAGCAGGACAAATTTTCTTACAACCGGCTAAGACAGCGGAATTTATCGTAATAGATTTCAACATCTTACCAACTGGAGCAAGTTTTAACGCATAATACGAAAATCAATAAAGTAGATATTTATTAATACAAATAAAAGGAATAAAAAATGGCAGAAATATTAGAGTTTGATAAGATGTTCTATACGAACTTCGAACCGAAGATGAAAAATAGATATGTGATGGAGATAGACAATATCCCTTCATATCTTGTAAAGGCAGCAAATAGACCTACAATTCAATTTGAAACCGTAACTTTAGACCATATCAACGTAAAGAGAAAGTTGAAAGGTAAAGGTGAGTGGCAAGATATCACTATCACACTTTATGACCCAATCGTTCCTTCTGGAGCACAAGCGGTAATGGAGTGGATTCGTTTAGGACATGAATCAATCACTGGTAGAGATGGATACGCTGATTTCTATAAGAAAGATGTTGATTTCTATTTATTAGGACCAGTTGGTGATAAGATTGAACAATGGAAGTTGAAAGGTGCATTTATCTCTCAAGCAAACTTTGGAGATTTATCATTCGATTCTAACGAACCAGCAACAATCGAATTAACACTATCTTATGATTACGCAATCTTAGAATTCTAATCTAAAAATAATAAAAATAAGGGGATATCAAAAGTATCCCCTTTTTTATGCTTTCTAATTTTTTAATTTCTATGTATTTATATATACAAACAAATAAACAACGTTATGGCAGAAATGACAAATACAACTAAGGTGCAAATGCAAACCGCACCAAAACAAAATGATTTCCCAACAGAAACCATTGAATTACCATCACAAGGATTGGTTTACCCAGAAGGACACCCATTAAGAAAGGGTACGATTGAAATCAAATATATGACAGCAAGAGAAGAAGATATTCTTGCATCACAAAATCTTATCAAAAAAGGTATAGTTTTAGATAAATTATTTGAATCGGTTGTAGTTGAGCCAGGTGTAAATCCAAATGATATTTATATTGGTGATAAGAACGCTATCCTTTTGGCAACTCGTATTTTAGGATATGGTGCTGATTATGAAATAGAAATGACTGACCCTTTTACTTTAGAAAAGCAAGCAGTAACTATTGATTTGGGTAAAGTTCAAACAAAAGATATAAATACTGATGTTTTAAATTCAGAAAATACATACAAATTTATATTACCTTCTGATGGTAAAGAAATTGAATTTAAATTACTTACGCATGGTGATGAGCAAGAAATAACAAAAGAAACACAGGCTTTAGAAAAATTAAATAAAAACGCATCTACTTCATATGATGTTACAACTAGATTGAAGTATATGATTAAATCCGTTGATGGTAATACTGATAGAGGATTTATAAATAGATGGGTGTATAATGGGTTCTTAGCAAAAGATACAAAGGCTTTTAGAAAGTACGTTAAGGAAATAAGTCCTGATTTGGATTTAACATTCCAATTTACATCACAAATAACTGGTGAATCGGAGGCGCTGGATATACCCTTCGGGATTAACTTTTTTTACCCTACCGCTTGATTATAGGATACAATTACATTCTCAAATTTGGGAGATGGTTCAGTTCAGTAATGGATTTACTTGGTCTGAAGTTTACCATATGCCTGTATATTTAAGAAGGTTTTATTTCAATAAATTAGTTGAAATGAAGAAAAAAGAAGCTGAGGAGATGAAAAAAGCTCAAAGTAAATCGAAAGTGAGGATGCGTTAATCCTCACTTTTTTATTATCCAATATTTATACAATATAAAAGGATAAAACTATGTCTAAAGAAAAACAACCCGTAGAAGAAGGACTATTTGGTGCAGCTAAAAAATTTACTGATGCATTTTTTGATGGATTAAAAACAAACGCCGTTAATAGAGCATTAGAACAAGCGAAACAAAACAAATTTCCGCCTGATGTAATTGATAGTATGGAAAGAATTGAGAATGAAAGACAAAGACTTTCACAACTCATTAAAAAGTATTCATAATACGCAATTTTTGAATAAATGGCAGACCAAGAAAAAGATTTAAGGAGAAGGGCTACGATACTTAAAGAAATTGAAGATCGTGAAAAAGCTATTGCGGCAGCAAGAGCAAACTCTGCCCTAAATCAAAATTTATTAAACAGGTATTTAGTTATTCAAGAAGAAAAAACTAAAAATGCAGCCAAAGAACTAAAAAAATTAAATCAGGAAAGATTAGATGGTGCAAAAAATGCCGAAGAAATCAATAATAGCTTGACTGGTCTATATAAAAATTTAAGTAAATTTGAAGCAGATAGAATTGCAAAAACTCAAGAAAGTAATTCACTAACACAAGACCAAGTAACTAAGATTGATAAATTAGCATCTATTAATAGAGATATTGCAAAACTAACAATTGAAGATGTTCAGCAGCATACTGCATTACTAAATCAATATAGGGATATAGAAGAAAGTATAGGAATAATATCCTCAGAAGACCAGATTATTTTAGATAATTTAGCAGCACAAAATACAATGGCTGCTAGTTATGGCAAAATGACAAAAACTCAAAAACAATTTTTAGAAAAACAATTAGCTGTATATGATGGTATAAAAGATACAATTGGTGGCATATTAGAAACGGCGAGTCTATTAACATCCAATTTGATGGGTGCTATGGGAGCGGCTGTTATGGGTGTTGGTATGGGATTGGATAAGTGGGGTAAGAGTGTTAGAAGTTTTGGAGGGTATGTAGATTCAGCACAAATATCAACATTTGCTTTGGGATTTGCATTTAAAGATGCAGAAGAAACAGCAAAAGGATTATCTAAAGAATTTGGTGGATTAAAAGATGTATCATTTAGTACTCAATTAAATGCCAACTTAATGGCAACTAATATGGGTATTAGTGGTGCTGAGGCTGCAAATGTGGTTGGTAACTTTGCAAGAATGAACGAAGGTTCTGCCGCAACTGCTATGGATATGGCGGCAACTACAAAAGCAATGGGTAAAGCAGCTGGTGTTCCTATTGATTCTTTAATGAAAGATGTTGCTGGTTCATCAAAAGCGTTTGCAGAATATGGTAAAGATGGTGGATTAAATATAGCTAAGGCAGCAGTAGCAGCAGCTAAGTTAGGTGTTGGTATGGATTCATTAACTAAAGTAACTGATTCTCTTTTAGATTTTGAAACATCTATTAATAGTGAAATGGAATTGGGAGCTATGTTAGGTAAACAACTTAACTTAGATAGAGCAAGGGGATTGGCATATGAAGGAAATATTGGTGGGGCTGTAAAAGAAACATTACAACAATTAGGTGGTATAGAAGAATTCAATAAAATGGATATCTTCCAAAAAAGGAAAGCAGCAGAATTATTGGGATTATCGGTTGATGAATTCCAAAAGATGGCAGCTAATTCTGATAAGTTAAACGATGATGGTACTGTACAATTATCTAAGTGGGATTCTATATGGGAAACTATGACGGGTATTGCAACGGGTCCATTAGGTAAGATAGTAACTGGATTTGGTAGTAGTTTAATTGCAGTTGGTCAAATGGGAACTGGATTAAGTTCTTTGGGAGTTAATATGGGTGGTATAGTTAAATCATCTGCAGAATTTGTAAAAAATATAGTTAAAGCTGGTGCTAGTAAAGTGATGGGTATGCTTGGTAAGGGTGGACCTGCGGAATCTGCATCTCAATTTGCTGGTGGTAGTTTTTCAAAAGGAAAAGAATTACTTGCACAACGAAATGCTGCAGCAGGAGCAACACCAGCCGCAGCAACAACACCAGCAGCAGGTGGTGGGGGAGCTGACCAAGCTAATAAATTTGGAAAAATAAAAGCAAGTGATTTAATAAAAGGAGCGGCCGCATTATTAATATTAGCAGCAGCACTTTGGGTATCTGCTAAAGCATTCCAAGAGTTTGCAACTGTTAAATGGGAAGATGTTGGTAAAGGATTGGTTGGATTGGTTGGATTGGCAACAATAGCTTATGTATTAGGAAAGGCACAGGGTGAAATGATTAAAGGAGCTATCGCAGTAGCATTATTAGGAGTGGCATTGATTCCATTCGCATTTGCTATGAGTTTAATAGCTGGATTGGATATTGGTTCTGTATTAGCAGCAGCAGCTGGATTGGTAATATTTGGAGGAGCTGTATTTGCATTAGGTGCATTAATGTTTACTGGAGTTGGTGCATTAGTATTTGGAGCTGGTTTATTGGCGTTGACAGGATTGGGAATTGCGTTAATAGTATTAGGTACGGGATTAACAATGGTTGGTAGTGGATTCTCAGCAATATCATCATCACTACCGGCTATAATGGAACAAATATCAGCAGTATCTCAAATAGATTATATGCCAATTTTAGGATTAGCAGGAGCATTAAGTGTATTGGCATTTGCATTAGCAGCTGTTGCTGTTAGTGGTATGTTAGCATTACCTGCTTTAATGGCATTAGGTTTAGTTGCCGGTGGAGCAGCTATGTTATTTGGTGGTGGTGAAGGTGGTGATAAGGGAGATAGAACTGGTGAATTAATAGATGAAATAAAAGGTTTAAGAGCAGATTTAAGTTCTGGTAAAATATCCGTTCATATGGATGGACAAAAAGTTACATCAAAAATATCATCAATAGTTGATAAAGGTAGTTCAAATTCATATGGTAAAAGATAACGATGGGTAAGACAATAGAAGAATTATTTAAGACCAAAGTGTTAGCAGATGGTAAAACCGCTGAGCAGAAATATGATATCCGTAATAGTAAGGATTTGCCTATAAGTGCTAACACTACGGTATTATTACAACCATCGTTTAGAGTAGCAACGGCACTAAGAAGAAAAATATCAACAACAAAAGGTGAGAGTAGATTAGAAGAAGAAACAAGTGGATTACGAATAATAAATAAATTATCAGCACCCTTAATATATGGTACTGATATATTTAAATTTCAAAAAAAATCAACTAGATTAGTTGAAATAATGAAGGATAGTGTAAATTCCAATAACCCACAAGATGCTGGTATTGTTGGCAACTTCCTTAAAAAAGCAGAAAACTTTGGATTAAAAGTTGCAGGTAAATTGGGTATTGCTTTTCCTGAATCAACTATACCAACTAAGATTTCATTAAACCCAGATTTCAAAGCAGGTAAAGAACCTGATACAATGATTACTCTTGCTAAAATCAAAAACGATTCAAAAGGTAATTTAATTGGACAAGTTTTAAAGAATAGTGCAAGAGGAACTCCTAAGCAAATTGGTAATCAGTTATTAGGAGCCGGTATAAATTTACTTAAAGGTGAAATAAAGAAAAAATTATTTGGAGCACCTAAGCAGGGTGCACAAAACTTAGCAGGTAAAAGTGAGCAAGAAGTACAATACGATAGTTCAGGAAAATATTCAGATACAGTAAATCCAATTGATGAGGATTTCTTTAAAAGAAATGACCTTTCATCGGTTTTAGTTGCACAAGAAACAAAAGCATTGGGTGGTGGTTCTTCTGTTAATAAAAAAATAGATGAATTAGTACCAAAATCAAAAGGATTAGATATTACTGGTGGATTATTTTCAAGTGTTAGTGATAAGTTAAAAACAGCAACGGCCGATGGAAGAATTAAATTAGCAGCTGCACAAAAGCAAGGACAGCAAGCAATATCAGATGGTAAAACACAAATAGGTGATACTAAAAAAGATGCGGCTGCAGGAGCTAAAGATGCTAAGATTACTTATTCATCTACAATAGATGCTAAATCAACTGATATTAAATTAAGAAATGATTTATCATCAAAACTTGATTCAATAAATGTATCAAACGAAGCAGAAAAATCTAAAGGAGCGGTTGTAACTAAACCGGGTGTACCTGAAGCGCCAGCTGATTTATCCGTTGCTGGTAAAAAACTACCAGTTAAAAATCCATTTGCATCTATATCAGAAAAAATAGATTCTACAAAAAAGGAAGCAACTGCAAAATTAGAACAGGGTAGAAAAGAAGGACAACAAAGACTAGCAGGAAAGGATGATAAAGCAATAGCAGCTGGAGTTGAATCAAAAAATGATGGTAAAACAAAATATTCTGATACGGTTGATGAAACTCAAGATGATGTTGCATTAAGAAATGATTTATCATCTAAATTGGCAGCTTTGAATGCGGCATCTTCAACATTAAATACAAGCGCAACATCTGCAACTAGAGAAGCAGTTGGTATAACTACTTATTCATCATTAAAAGATGGACAAACTCCTAAAGTAACTTTAAAAACAAAATATGGTATTGATAGTAATGATAAATCTGATTTTGTAAATGAAAACACTCAATATAAAGGTAGTTCGTTGAAAGTAGGGGATTCTACATTAGATGATTATGATTTTGTAACTTTAAAATTTACATCAATTGCAAAGGGAGAATCTGTAAATTTTAGAGCAACTCTATCTGGTATTACTGAAACTACAACACCAACTTGGGATTCCGCTAAATTTATTGGTTCACCATTTCCATATTGGACTTATACTGGTATAGAAAGAAGTGTATCTTTTAATTTTAAAGTATATTCAACTACACCTTTACAGCATATAGCAGCTTGGCAAAGATTAAACTTTTTAACTTCTTTAGCATATCCACAGGCATATAACAAAGGTATAGCTGTGATAGCACCATTTCTTAGAATTACTATTGGTAATTTATATAAAAATAAAGAATGTTTTATTTCACAATTATCATATACTGTTGATGATAATGGTACTTGGGAAGTTGGACCTACTGCTGGTATGGGAATGGCTGATAATGAAACATTTACGATAAACGCAGAATCTACAACATTAAACAATTATAAATTACCTAAAGTAATTGATGTAAGCGTAACATTGAATTTAGTAGAATCAAAAAGTAGTACTCAGAATGGTTATTTATATGGATTTGATAAGTTACCAAGAGTTCCAAAAGTTAGTATCGAGACCACAGGAAAATCAGCTGAAATAGCATCTGATGCAAATACCAAAAATAGTGTATCGCAAACAGAAGCTACAGTTAATACATCAGCGGCAAAAGAAACCACAGTAAATACTGCAGCAAAAATAAATAATCCTGGACAATCAACTGCAACATCTACGCCAATTGGTACTGATGCTAAAAAAATAGAAGAAGCTAAAGGTGGAACAAAAATAGAAGAAGGAGCTAAACCAAAACAACCAATACCAGCAGATGACCCAGTAAAAGGAAAATTTGTTAAAACATATGTAACTAAATCTCCTCCCCAAAGTTCGTTATTAATATACACAAAACCAAATGCAAAAAAACCTGGTCAATTTATTGCAACTGCTTATTTAAATGGAAAAGAAGTTGTATATGCAACGGGTAAAGATTGTACCACAAGCGAAGCAGCTGTAAAATTTTTAGAAAATGCTGAACTTAAATCATTATAGAAAATGCAAAGTAGATATTATAATTTAGAAACTAAAAAAACTCACGATGGTAGGATAGTATATAGACCAAAACTATATCCTAATATTCCATTAAGAGATGATGATGTCTATGTAATGACTGAATTGGGTGATAGGTTGGATACATTAGCATTTCAATATTATCAAGACCCAACACTTTGGTGGATTATAGCATCAGCAAATAATATACATGATGCGCCATTAGGATTTCCAGAAGCAACTGTATTAAGAATTCCATTGAACTATATAGAAATAGTATCGGATTTTACAAATAATTAAAATTAAATAAAGTTTATGTCATCATTTCCAAATTTTTCAAATATTGCACAACACGTTCAAGACGAATTAAGTTCCAGAAAAGGGAACATCATGAAAGTGTCTAATCTAAATGCTTGGGTTAGGGTTGCTTCTGGTGTAGGAAGTGGATGTCAGTTAATATCAAATCCCAATTTTTCATTGTTTGGTGGCGCTGGTTCTATATATGGAAATAATACGATGAGTGGTACATTAGGATATACTTGGGATGGTAAGGGGCTTGTTACTGCTGATGATTTTCACGGTTATAGACCTAAACCAAATATAACTTCAATTGAAGTAGATGAGGGGGCTGGTAATATTTCTAGAAAAGCAACATTTTCTATAACATGCTATACAAGAGCACAATTGGATAAAATGTGTAAGTATTTTTTAGAACCGGGATATACAATATTTTTAGAATGGGGATGGAATACACCAAGTGGTGTATCTCAATTTACTCCAACATTAAGTGGAGATTCTGTTGGGGCCAATCAATCATTTCAAACCGTTAATAAAAAAAGAAAAGCATCCAATGGGCAATATGATAATTATTTAGGATTTATAACGGGTGGTAGTGTTTCAATGAGTGGACAAGAATGGACGATAAGTGTAAAATGTACGGGATTCACCGAACTACCAGCATTTCTTAATGCAGCCGATAACACCGAAGATAAAGAAGGACAAACAGCCGAATCAGCTAAAGCATATGATGTATCTAAAATATCAGCAGAACCAAATTTAGGTAAAAAAAGATTTATGATGGGTTTCAATAGATTACCCAGTAATAAACAAAGTAAAAAAGTACAGGATTTAATAACGGATGCATTTTACGCATCTCCTTTAAATTTCGTAAACGTAGATGAAAATGTAAAAGCTGAGATGAATAGTAAAATGAAAGGTACTAGTTTTCTTGGATTTAAATTTGGTGGTGGGGCGGAAACAACCGATACCGCATCCGATGGAAGTACAACATCTGGAAAAGTAGATTTACCGGAAGGTACTGATTTAATTGGAGATTCTGGTTTTATAAAATTTGGTGTATTATCTGGAATTTTAAGTAAAATTGGATTTGAAGCATATAAAGTAGGACCTAATATAGTTAGTGTTAGTGTTAATACAAAAAATACAGTATGTGCGGCATTTCCAAAAATATTTAGTACGGATAAAAATAAATTATTTATACCAAATCCAAATACACCTAAATTTTCATTATTACAGGCATCTGAAAATTCGGCACAAACGGATTTTAGTTCAGTTTTAAATTGTTCTGTAGAATATGGTGGAGCAAAAGTGAGATTCCCATATGACCAAAATATTGTTAAAGGTATGGTTGCGGGTAGAACACCTGGTCAAATTCAATATGGAGATGATGGTACATTTTTAGGATTGAACAAACCAGCATACTCATATGGATTCTTAGATGACCTTTATGTTAATTTGGAGTTTGCAAAAGGTATTTTAGAAACAAAAAACTTTTCTATAAAAGATGCACTTTATCAACTTCTTAATGGTATGTCTGGGGCAGCATGTGGTATGTGGGATTTCCAAATTTTGGAAACAAATGATTCAAAAGGTGGTACTGAATTAAGTGTAGTTGATATGAATATGTCTCCACAAACAAGCGGACTTCCATATAGATTTGATGTAGCTGGTTCTGATTCTGTTTTTATGGATGCATCATTGGATTTGGATATTAGTGGTGCAAAAATGAATCAAATTATTGGAAATAGATTAGGACAAAAAGTTAATGGTTCTTCGCCATCAGTAAATAGTAAAAAGAAAGCAGGTCTTTTCACCGATGAGCCAGATTTGGTTCTAAAAAGTATTGAGAAAAAACAAGGTACTCCAAATACAACCACAGCTGCGCCAACCGCAGCAGAACAGGAAGCTGCAGCTGAGGCCTCAGAAGAAGCTGCTAAAAAAGCTAAAGAAAAGGCTATGCAGTTATTTTTAAGTAGAATCGGATATGCACCTAAAGTTCATATACTACCAAACGAAGATTTTAATCAAGAATTGGAAAAAATGACTTATATTACGGCATATAATGACCAATTGGTATTTGAATCATTAAAAAATGGTAAGGATAAAGTTGGTGAAGCTCAAGGAGTATCTGCACTAATGCCAATTAAATTTGGTTTTAGTATTCATGGTATAAGTGGTATTAAAAGAGGAGATAAATTTAGAGTTGGTGGTATTCCAACTGCATATGAAGAAACTGGATTCTTTCAAGTAACATCTGTAAAACAAACAATTACCGATATGATTTGGAAAACTGAAATAGAAGGTGGATTTAGATTACAACCTAAATAATAATAAAAATGGATTTAAGTAGATATAACAAAGTAGCAAATATAGGAAGTGAGTTTAGAGAAAAGCGAATATCACCATATATCCCAACTCCAACGGATTTGGATTATCAAAGAGGATATATTGTAAGATATTTTATACAAAAAGCAAATGATACACAATCCAGAATAACTGAAGTAGATTATATTGGATATAGTAAATTTGTAGAAAACGCATTTTATAGTACAGTATCATTGGATTGGAAAATCAAAGGAACTGATGAAGAAATAAGAGAATGTAATTTTAAATCAATAAAGACAGGTGTTGATAAAATACCATTAATACAATCATATCTACCAAACTTAGTTCAATTTAGAAAAAAGAAAGATTTGGTAATCTAAATTATTATTCGTATATTTGTATTTATAAACTATGGGGATGTTACGGAATTGATTGCAATGAGAAACATAGTATCACACGTAGACAGAAGTGCTAGATGTCTTTAAATCTGTACAAAACAATAACCGACGTAGAATTATCTACTTGGAACTTCGAAGATGCTATGGCATTTGTAGGAGCTTACGATTACGCTGTAGCAGCCTAATCACCTCCCGCATCACTCGTGGGATTTAAATAGAAGTGAACAACCGCAGCTCTACCTATCGGCTGTTTAATACTGATAGGATGGTGGAATCGCTGTATTAACCATACGGCCCCAATTATTTTGGAAAGTGAATAAGATTAAACTTTATCCTAAACGTGTGACATGCTGGTATTATGGTTACTTTGTAAGACACGGGTTCGAGTCCCGTCATCTCCACTAAAATCCCGAACTATATTTGGTAGTTTGGGATTTTTTTTGTATCTTTGTACTTATGAAGATTATTGAGTCTATTGAAGAAGTTAATCAACTAAAAGAAAAGCTGGAAACGGAAGCATCTATTTGGTATCCATTGTGGGTAGATAATAGTAAGCATCCGTTAAACACTTCTCTTTCGCTCGTAGTTGTACGATGTTCTGATGGATTGTACATTCTACCACATAAACATACAGACGCTCTATCGCTATCTATTGAGCAAATAGAGACGGTACTCAATACCAACGGACAAAAGTGGATATTTCAAAAAAAGAAGATATTACATACTCTTAATGTTTCGGTAAATTTATATGATGTAGATTCGGCATATTTTAGAAAGGAAGCAAAGGTAATTGATTATGAAGCCCCTTTAAATCCCCTCCTTTCAACTCTAACTCACAAAGGGTATAGAGATGACTTGATACAATCCCTTCCTCTAATGAAGATTGTAGAAGCAATACAACCACAATTCGGTAAGTACTTCCATAAAGAACATTATACTCCTACACTTAAATGGTACAATGAAGTGTTTATACCTACCCTTTCAGATATCGAACAATTTGGAATCCGTGTCGATGGGAAAAAATTTATTGATAGATGGCCTCAAGCTTCCAAACAGCTTTCATCCGATAACTTAGTGTACACCGAATACAATCCATTTACGGTGACAGGTAGACCATCAAATAGACATGGTGGTGTGAACTATGCCGCCCTAAACAAAACGGATGGTAGTAGAGAATGTTTCGTATCGGATGGGATATTCCTACAAATGGATTATAACGCATATCACCCCCGTTTGATTGGTAAGTTGGTGAACTTCGAACTCCCAACAACCAGTGTGCATGAGTGGTTAGCCGAACAATATGGATGTAGTGTGGATGAATCAAAAGGTATTACGTTCCAATTACTTTATGGTGGTATCGATGATGATTTCCGTACAATTCCATATTTTAATGCCGTAGCTGATTACATTGATAACTTATGGATTGATGTACAAAAGAAAGGATTCCTACAAACACCACATAGAGAGATTCCGTTAGAGTGGATAGAACAACCAAATGCACAAAAGGTATTCAACTACTTATTACAAGCCGTTGAGACTGAAATGAACATTGAGGTTATGAGAAAAATATTGGATTATATAAAGGGAAGTGGTATTAACTTTTGTTTATACACATATGACTCGTTCCTTTTTGATGTTCCTACTGATGTGGATAAGCAATTAATTAGGGGATTGAAGGAAATCATTGAAGGGAGTGGGTTTCCTGTTAAGGCTAGTTGGGGTTTGGATTACGGAAAACTATAAGAACCCATATTTATAGTATATACAAAAATATGCTATAATATGAAGAAAATTGGTATCCTTTTTAGTTTTATAATCCTTTCTTTGGTTTCTTTTGGACAGAATGTAAGAATTAAAAACGATGTGTTTGAGGTTTTATACTCACAATCATTAGAACAACCCTTAGTAATTAAGTATCGTTCAACAAACCGTCCTACAAATGTAAATAGAGGGGCTATGGATTTTTATAAAGAACCAAATATTAAAACATCAGATGCGGATGATTACGCTAAAAACATATACGATAAAGGACATGGTGCACCAGCTGCAACATTTTCTGATAATATGGAGAATCTAAAACAAACATTTTCTTACTTAAATTGTATAATGCAAGACCAATACCTTAATAGAGGTGAATGGAGATTGTTAGAAGAACAAATTCGTAAATGGGATGATACTGAAAATATAACTGTACTAATAAAAACATTCTTTGATACGCCTGTAAAAAGAGTACCAACTGGAGCAGCAATTCCATCGCACTTACAAAAACACATTTATTTTGAAAAAAGTAAAAAATGGAAATGTTTTGTATTTCTAAATCAAAAACCTAAATTTCATTGGGATGAGTTAGAAATGATATGTGAAAAAGAAGACCACAAATTTTAATGAATATGAATTTATCTGAATTAATAAACGAAATAGTATCCGATTGGGCATATCGAGTAAACGATGGGATGCCAAACCCAAAAAATCCAATACACGTAAAGGAATTGGAAATTGTATTAAACGAAATGGGTTTAGGGCATATTAAGTCCGAACTATTAAAAAGTATCAACGAAGCTGAAGAAGGTGGGTTTAGTAATCCTGCACTTAATAAAAAAGTTAGATATAAAAATGCTAAAGGTGAGGATAAAGAAGGTATTGTTGGAAATTTATTAAGACAACCAGAAGATTCGCCAGGTAGAAAGGCAGCTGAGGCGGCATTACCACCGGAAGGAAGTCCTGAGAGAGATGCAATGAATCAGGAACTAGGTTCGGAGAAAGATGGTAAAGCTAAAGCACCTGAAGATGAGAAGGGTAAAGAGGGTGAAGATGAAAAGGGTGGTGGAGCTGATGCTGAAGATGAAAAGAAGAAGAAAGCAGCAGCAATGTTTGACCCAAAAGCAGACCCTGCTATGGGAGCTCGCTTAGATAGAGAAAAAGAAGCTAGTGCTAAATTGGCACAAAAAGATAAAGAGGCATCTGCTAGTGAAAAAGATTCCGTACAAGCACAAGATGATAAGCTAACCAATTATATAAATAAAGATTTTGATAATACTCCCGATAAAGATTTTGAAGGAATGAGTGATGATGAGGTTCAATCGAAAGAATTGGATACTAGGAATAAATTCACAGATGTAATGAAAGAAAAGGGTGAGGATTCATCTGAAGCTAAAGCTGCAAAAGCTGATTGGGCAAAACATATGACCGAAAAAAATAAAAGAAAAGGTGATATGGAAAACGCAGCAATGTGGGATAGTATTAGACAAGATAATGACCCAACATATAATCCAAAAGCAAAGGTAGCGGATACGACACCAAAAGCTGATGATACTAAACCAGAAGAACCAACAGGACCTGAAGCAGGACCTAATGCAGAACCACCAATGGATGAACCGGCTAGACCTGATACAACACCAACTCCAGACCAAGATGTACCTGATGCAAATTCTCCAAATGATACAGAAGTACCTCCTGTTGAAAAAATAGAAGATACTAAAATTGAAATACAAAAAGCTCAGAATAGATTGAAGGCATTGGAAAGGATGAAACAAAATAATCCTGAACAATTTGCAACACCTGAAAAGAAAGCTGAGTGGGCAAAGAATAAAGAAATACTTGCTTCTAAAAAACAAGAACTAGCTGATTTGGAAAGCCAACAAAAATTTGATGCTAAAAAGAAAACTCCAACGGAACAACCATCAGAACCAGCAAAAAGAGAACCTGCTAATGATGATCCTGAATCTAAAGCACAAAAATTTAAGGGAAATAAATCTGGTGAAGAAATCCAAACAATGGAAATGGAAGGTGGTGGATTCGTATATGGAACAAAGCACGGAAACACAGCAATGGTTGATGATATATTAGATGATGTTAAATCCAAAATACCAAAAGAAAGATGGAAAGATATTGTATTTGTAGGTGAAGGTGGTGCAACCAACGATGAAACCGGTGAAATAGATTTTAATGATGAAATGGATTATGCTGCACCAAAGTTTAAAGAATTGGGTGCAGGTGTTGATACATGGGATGGTGATGATATGGATGTACATAAAAGCGATTCTAAATTATACCAAAAACAAAAAGAAAAAACAGGCCTTAAAGATAATCAAATATTAGCAGGTAATTGGGCAAGTATGGTTGGACAGGGAGAGGGTGAAGGTTTAGACCCAAATGATCCTGAGCATACTATGAAAAGTAAAGACTATTTAGATGATGAAGGTAAACAATTTATACAAGATGCAGCTAAAGAAGCAGGATTGCCTCCAATAGAAAATTTCGATAATCCAACAGGTGAAAAGCCAAGTGAAGAAAATGGTTGGAAAGGAACGGGTGATAGAGGGACATTATATAGATTATCATTTCCAGACGATAATGGTGATAAACCAACAAAAATAAATGATATTCAAGTTGCATTTAATGATGCAAGAGATGAACATTTAATTGAAAAAAATAAAGAATTAACGGCGCAAGGTAAAATACCTATTACTATTGCAGGTGAGAGTCATGTTGATTTGGTGGATAAAATGACGAGAAAATCATCCGATACTAAGCCTGAGGATAAACCAACAACAGAACCAACTAAGCCGGAAGAAACTCCAAAGGCAACTAAAGATGATATAAAGAAAGAGAAGCCTGGCAAAGAAGCTAAGACAGATAGTGGTAATTCATTATATTCTGTTGGTGGTGGGTATTATTCTGATAAACCAAATGGACCTGCAAAATATGTAAGAACCGAATCGGTGATTGAAATGGCATTTGATGATTCTTTAAACGAAGATGTATTTGCACTATTCGAAAAATCAATTACAGGTACTTTACAAAATGGTGAAAAGATAACGGTGCAAGAACTTCCTCCAAGAGCAGTTAAGAAAGCAACTCAAAGAGCTAAAGCAGCTGCAGCATCTTCAAAAGAAGAACCTACACAACCAACTTCAACATCAACTGAAAAACCTGCGGAGCAACCAAAAGCTGAACCAAAGGCTGGAGATTTTAATCCAATAAATGCAGATGATGTTCAAAAGGAAATGCCAAAAGCAAATACTGATACGTTTGGTTCTGAACCTGATATTCCAACTGGTATAGAACCTAAAGATTTAGAACAATTTAATACTGATATTGATAAGGTTGCTAAAGAAATATCCGATGCAAAAGAAAGGGGTGAAAAAGCACCAAACATTAACTTATGTGATGTGACTGTGCCAGGTACCAACTTATATTGTGATGATAACTTAGGAATACCAAGAGCAGAAATGCCACAATTCAAAGGTAAACCACAACCTGGTACACCTGCGGCTGATATGGAAGTTGATAAAAATGGAGAAGTTGATACCGAACCATTATTTAAAAAAATGTTAGAAGATAAAGGAATTAAAGTTGTTCAAACCGAAGTTCCTTCTGATAAATTAAAAGCAACTCAATCCGAATTAGTTGGTGATAAAGTTATTGGTATGATGAACGCATTGGAAAATGACCCAAATCATCCAAGCATAACTGCACCAATTTATGTAAGTAGAGATGGATATGTAATCGATGGTCATCATAGATGGGCAGCTATAACGGCATATAATGCAAAAAATCCTGATAATCAAATTCCAATGAAAGTTCAGGCTATTGATATGGATATTAAAGAAGCCATACCAATGTGTAATGATTTCGCCGAACAGCAAGGAGTTGCAGCTAAAAAAGCAGATGCCAATCAAGAATCAGATATACAAAATGTAACATCTTTACCAGAACCACAACCAGAAGACCCAGAAGAAAAGAAAAATTGGTTTCAAAAACAAAAAGAAAGAATTCAACAAAAGTTTAAAGTGATGAAAGAAGCTGGAAAGCAGTTTTTTGGTAGAGGTGGTCATAAACCTGGTTCAGTACCAAGAAGAAGTTTTGGAAAAGCTTTAGTAGATAAAATAAAAGGAATACCAAAAGCCGTTAAGGATGGTATCGTACACCATGCGGTTATGTTCAAAGATGCCGGAGTTGCTATTTTTGAAGCTGGAGCTTATGGTGGTTTGGGAACGATAGAGGACCCAGAAACTGGAGAAAGATTTAACCACGATGACCATATAGCTGTGGATGAGAATGGTAAAAAAAGATATGAAAAAATTCCACAATACGAAACTGATAGTCATGGGCACATAATAAATGATCCTGAGACTGGTAAGCCAATGCAAAAAAGACATTGGTTGACTGGTAATTTGATGAATGAAGATAGACCTATTCCAAAGGAAGATATGACAGATAAACAAAAGGAATTGTTTTATAAATCATATAAAAAAGAAAAAAAGCAAATTAAAGCAATGGTTGGAACTGGAAAAGCAATTATGATAACTGCGGCTGGTGCATATGGATTAAGTGCGGCTATGGGACATGCATATACAACGGCAGGCCAATTAATGACATCAACTGCAATTGAATTAGTTCCACATACAATAGTTGAAGGTGTTGTGTTGGGTACTGGTA